CCTTTGCCATACCTTCCTCAATGATAAGTTGTTTTAGTATCTTGTAATGCATGCTCCATAATTTGTAAAGCATCGTCCTCACCTAAATGTTCAGACAGGATCCCTTTTGAGACAGCCAACATCGCCTCCGCTAGGATCAAATAGTGCTCTTTTGTCTTCACGGATGCTTTCACGTAATTATGCAATCCTTGTAAATGGCAATCAAATATAGCTTGAGCGGTGACTATCATGCCTTGCCACCATTCTTTTTATATTGAAATCCTGGTCCTTTTGCTTGTTGGTTAAATTTCTTTAAGTTTACATTAGCCCTCAATTGGGCGATATCTTCTTGTGAATCAATACGAGCGTTGTCAATCGTGTCTTTTTGCTGCAGTTTTTGTTCTTCAAACCCAAGTTTAGTCGCATCAAATTGCAGTCTTTCCTTATCATGAAGGGCGCGTTGCTGTAATTCCTGCTTTTTAAGTTCAATGACAGGGTCAGGCTGTCCCTCTCCACTCATTTCCGCCTGCATTTGCTTGACTTCCCCCAGGAACTGCCCCTCTAATACGGCAATTTGTGATTCCGTCATCGTTTCTAGCTGTTCACCTTCCGCCACTTGTCCCATTTGCTGTTCCGCCTGTTCAATTTGCGTCGCAACCGCCTCTTTCGCCTTTAAAGTGACATGTTCCAGGATATGTTTACTTAATTCCACCCCTATTTGCGGTAAGAGTTCAACAATGGGGGATAAACTAAAAATAAGATGAGCCTGGATGTGGGCGTCATGGTTCTGTCCTTCATATGCCTCAATACCATCCTCTTTAATTAATTTTTGATTCTCCGTGGCCGGACTCATAGGTTCAGGTTTGTCCATTTTCATTATTTTATCAATGTCATGCACGCCCAACGCCTCGTACATGCGGACATACGCCTCTTTAACATTATGCAGTTGAGGGGCGCTCATCGCCATTTGTAGTTGAGTCTGCGCGAGTTGAATGCGCTGCGCCATGGAAAAAATATTGGGATCCGCGACAGGGATAATGTCCACCCGTTCATCGAAATCCTCTTGCTTAATCATCCTGTTACCTCCCACAACCATGTAAGGATACTCAGGAGGCAGATCCATTTGAATGACATTGGCCAGTAATTTAAATTCCTGCTGCATCGAATAATACATGCGCTTGTGAATGGAACTCATGATCCGTGAACCGCGTTCCAATAAGGCAATCGTTGTTCCAACAGGCGCGCCTTGATTGGCGTCGCCTACTTGCATGTCCGCGATCTGCGCGAAACGCTGTCCCGCCTCCACCACAAATCCTAGAAGAGCAAATAATGTTTGTGATGGTTCCTTGTAAGGTAAAGGCAGCAAGCCTTGTCTGATTTCACCGCTCGGTGCGTCCACGTCCCTGAATTCTCCTGGTTGAAGCGGTTCATCCGTATCCGCAATGCGCAATCCTCGTGTCTTGAAACCCGCGGGAAGATTGGATAACGTCCCCGCATCAATTAATTGACGCAACGCCAAAGTGGCCGTACGTGACAAGCCTCCGATTAAATGAATTAATCCAAAGCCATAAAATCCAAGACCAGGAAGAAACTTGAAATGAACAAAATATTGTTTCTTACGATACTTTTCATCCCCTTCGTCATAATTTCTCCTTATTCCTAATACTTGAGCAGACTGCTCATCGAGTGTTACGATATAGGGAAGTTTAATTCCTGTCTCTTTTCCGTCCTGCTTGTCCTCATATCCCAGAAGATCCAAATCCACGTGAAATTCCAAAAGGGTGATCATCAGCGACTCCCCCGTCTGCTGAATGCCATCTATGCGGTCAATTTTTGATTTAATATCGGCGGCATTATAAGTGGGAGACTGAGTAGGTGCGGGATTAAGATCTATGTCCAAATAAAAACCATTGACTTGCTTCTTGCGAATGTCATTCTCTGACTGTTTCACCACATGGGTGATGCGTTCGCATGAATCCAGATCAGTCGCGGTGTAAGGCACCACGAGATCCTCGGCATGGACAAACTTGGATACGGCGCGGCATAGCTGCGCGTCATAGTAAACTTTTTTAAATGTCGATCCTGAAAGCGGCAAATAAAAAAGCATCTGATCCAGTTCAGGAGTGTACTCCTCCATCACGGTTGTAATCTGGTAGTTCATGAATTCCTTCACGCGCTGCGCCTGCTGATAAATTTCAGGTGTTTCTTCACCCACCACGCGCGTGCGAACGGGGCCGCTTGACGGCATGAGTTCCTTGAAAGCCGTGGAACTGAATTGCGTAACCGCCTCCCCTAGCAGCGGATGCGTTACACCGCTTGCGCCGCGAAATGGCCGTGTCCTGTCTTCGTACTTGAATCCAAGAAGATCCAATCCTTGCGTGTATGTTCGCGCCCACTCTTCCCTGGAAGACTTGTCATTTTCATAATCCTCCATTAATTGGGAGGCGATAGAGCCTAAGTCACTCTCATCCATCTCCTCCGCCAGGTTGGCATAAAAACCATCCTCCGCGTCTGACGGTTCGTCGGCCACGGTTATTTCTTCGGAAACAATTTCTACATCAACAGGCTCGTTCGTATCAATGGACTCTTCAATCGTCTCACCGACGATCGCGTTGACAGCCTTGTCTATATTATCTTTCGCCATGATTTTTTATAGCCTATTCACATCAATAAATCCACCATAATGGAAGTGTGGTATTTCTATCATACCACCTCTGCGTTTTAAAAGCTTTAAATTTTTTGTGGGAGGAGGAAGAAGAGGAGTGTCCCCTCCATCCGTAATAAGTTGAATAGTGGAAATAATACTTTCAAGATCCTCTATGCTAAATTTCGTTCCACTTTCTTTGTAGATGTCTTGTCCTGTGATTCCTTCGATTTCTTTCGCAAGCTCTTGAAGGTAGTTGGTCCTAGCACTAACGACGGCTTTTGCAAGCTCGGGCGTGGCGATTTCTGAAATCCTCTGTATGTAACTGTTGCCATTATTATTTCCTTCCCAAAATTTTCCATCTCCATCCCCAGTAAACTGAACGTCTGCTGCGTAGAGATCAATAACAGTATTAAACTCCAATTGTTTTAAAACTTTATTTGTAAGATGTTCTACCACATCTTCCTCCAAAACGGAAACAGCATTTTGCATTCCCCCTTTATCAGCCAAATATTTCATTAAACCCTTGGTTTTCTCCCCTTTAGTAATGGCAATTCTTAGAATTGGAACCTTGTCTTCAGGGTCAATAGCTATCATTGAACCAACAATTGTCCCCGTTTTATCGGCTTTATGAAGTGCTTCAAACACCTCATCCGCCACTTTACTGTCCTCAAATTCCTTTGACTTAATATCAAAAACAAAACTCTCTGGTTTTTGCGGCATGTAATCTTTTATTCGTGCGTACAAAACCTCGTCTTGAGTGGCAATATAGCCAATTATATTATTCATTAGCTCTACTTTGGCGGGTGTATTTAATAATTGCAAAGTAGTATTGGGCACGGGAGGGTCTTCCTGCCAATTCCCCGTCCCATGAATTACGTTTTGAATATCGATCCCAATTAAATTATCAAGCGTCTCAATTAACAACTTTGCCCCCGCATCATGAATAGTGCGTTGTTCCTTGTAAGGAAGTTTTTTATATATCTCGCTAAAGTTAGAAAGCTTGCTACTTGTAGAAGGGTTAATTTCAAAAGGGACATAGAGAATATTACTAAGGATTGCCGATTCAGGAGTTTCCCCCACCCTTCCTGTTAAAAGTTTTTGCGCTGCTTGCCACCGAATAGCTTGTATTTGACTAGCGGAATAATTGGTTCCCATTTGTTCATTAAAATAAGCAGTAAAATTTCTTCCTTTATCCGCCGTTCTTTCATACATAACCTCGCTTGGGGAATCCGTTACCATTCCTGACGGTTGTCTTTTAAAATCTGGTATAAGCTCATCAACGTTATATCCTAATTTTTTCAAGATATCATACTTAGCGGGAGAATTGTAGCCACTCATAAACAATTCAATCGAGTCCACCGTATATGGTTCCCCTGCTTTTTCATTGTTGCCATAAAAGGTTCTTGTCTCATTCCCAAAATGACTGTCCATAAAATCAAATAATTTTTGCCCCACCCCTTTTTCAATCTCCTCTCCCGATAAAATTTTCATTAAGACCTCATGTTGTATCCCCGCTTTTTTTCCCAAATCCAATCCTTGCTTGATTTCCCGTGCGCGGATCGCGTTTAGGTAAGCCATATTGGGGCTTGTACGCAACGCGCCAAAGATACTAAGAACCATGTTTTCCATGGCAGCGTCCTTGTCTAAAGGACCGAGCTTGAGGTAAACTTCTTTTGATTTCGTGTACCATTCAGACGCCGCATTTATCTCATCGGTATTCAACATCTCCGTGATAAATTTGAATTGAACATCCAACGGTGCATCCCCCACATAAAAATCAGGGAGATTAGGGTCGCTTGAAGGAAGAATTTTAAACTTATTTTTTGGTTTTCCAGGATCCCCTTTTCCTTGCTCCATTTTACTAATACGATTTAACTTTCTGTTTAATCGATCAGCTACCATGGCTTCATCCACTGCTATGATAGGTTCACCGCTTTCTATTTTTTGCGCTACAATAGATTTAGCGTCTGTTTTTTGTTTTTTTCTTGAATTTATTTCCGCCTTAATGAGTTTCTTTGTGGCGGCGTCCAAGGCTTTATTGGAAAGGAATCTTACTAGTTCTTCCAAGGTTCTCTTGTTCATCTCCCTTAGAAATTTTTTAACGGGATCTTCGGGCGGTTCTTCGCCTTCCGTGGACACGTCTGTTCGTGGCATCACTTCCAAATCCTCCTCCGTGACATCAATGACTTCGTCATCATCCTTCTCGGATTGGACAACCACGCCCGAGAGATCGGTGTCTCCTACGACTGGCTTGGGTTGATAATAACTTTGTGACCAATCTCTTTGACTTTTTAACTCTTTCATGTGTGCTTGTTCGGGCAATAAAACTTCCAGGGGGACGAGATCATTGGCATCGTATCCTGAAAGATCAATTCCCTTTTCTTTGTAATAATCGGTAACAAAGGGAATGGACATTCCCATTGCTTCGGCTAATAAAATTAATGGCAGGGCTTGGCTCATCTAATAATACTCCGGCATGTGTACATATTCTCGTGGCGGGTCATCATAGTCATCCTTCAGTGATACAAAATTTCCTTGACGGTAGCGCATGATCGCCTGCGTCATGCTGTCCACCAAATCATCGTGTTCACCATAAGGGAATGCCGCGCATTCTTCAATCATTTCCTCGGAGAATTTTTTTCCCTCGGGAATCCAAACCATCCCGCTCTCGAACACCGGCGCCACCGCGTTCACTCTTGTAATCTTGTCATTGCCCTTGGAGGGCGAGTAGCTCATCACGGGTATGCCGATCTGCCTCATCTCCTGGATGAGGGGCATACCGCTTGCCTTCGCCTCGATGATCACCGTCTCTGGTTCCCAGTACTTGTATTTTTCCAACGCGATTCTTTTCAGTTGCGGGAATTCCCACCGGTCCTTGATGACATCCAATAAAATAATATTATCACGAAAACCCTCGATACCCTTGAAGATCCCCCACGTTGTAATGGCGCTGAAGTCGGCGGAATCCTTCTTGGAATACGCCGTGTCATAGCTCTGAATGACGTGCAACAAGTCAGGGACTTTCTCCTTCGTCCATTTTTTCCACCATTCCCTTTTAATGATCGCCCCTTCCTCGGATGTCGGCTGCTGCTGGTACTGCGCCTCCCATGACATGACGGGCAGGTTGGCTTTTATTTTTTCCAATTCCTCTTGTTTCCAGTATTCAGGCCAAATCGGTTTACCACTGGGAAGCAGCGCGGGAAATTCAATAACCTCCCATTGATCCGCCTTCACTTCAGCCTGCTGTTTCATCAAGCGCGCCGTCAGATCGCGCTCGCTCCACCTCGTCATGATGATGACAATCGCGCCCCCTGGCTGCAGTCTCTGTCTCGGTCCTGACATGTACCAGTCAAAGGCGTTCTCAAAAGCGCTGTCCGTGATGTTCTGCTCTGAATGAGGATCATCAATGATCAGGAGATCCGCGCCACGTCCCGTGATCGCGCCGCCGGTGCCCGCACCGAAGTATTCCCCGCCGTGGTTCGTGTCCCACCTTCCTGATGCCTTGGAATCCGCGCGCAAATTCACACCCTTGAATATTTTTCTATACTGCTCATCATTCATGAGGTTTCTCATTTTTCTTCCGAAACGATAGGAAAGCTCGGCGGTGTGTGTTGCCTGAATAATTTTTGTTTTTGGTTTTTTACCCATCAACCAGGCGGGAAACAGGAAGGATGAAAACTCGGATTTGCCGTGACGTGGTGGCATGTTGATGATCAGGCGCTTTAATGTTCCGTTGGCAATTTGTTCAAATTTTTCCGCCATTATTTTAGAGTGATATCCACCGATAAAGTCAGGCCATACCATTCTGACAAAATGCAAGAAACTAGTTTGCGCCTTGACGCTGTCATCATGCATACCAATGGCGAGCAAGAGCTTCAATTCGTCGTCTGAATACTTTTCAAATTTATTATTTTTTTGTTCCATTGGGACTCCTGACAACGATTATACTAAAAAAAGGGGGTATGCCCTAAAAAAATCTTTTCATATGAAATATTGATGGCTGTGAATTTAAAACATGGGTCTAGGCTCATTCCCCAGAAGATCCTAGTCTTGAATAGGGATGGTGGGTTTTCCCCGTTTTCTGCCATTTCTATCATAATTCATAAGTACCTAAAGTGTTTTTTCCTGTCCATGAGTCGATTTTCCTGGAAATTTGATAAACCGACCGGGATTTTTCCCAGAATTCCTCGATTATCTCGACTCATAGATCACGAACCGGGAATACACAATTCTTACACAATTCTTACACAATTCTTACACACTCACCGATCCGTGATCCGTGATCCGTTGTTCTTATAGAATGTAGCCTTGGCTATACTTCATTGACTTGGCTACAATGTATTGATGTGACTTCATTCGTGGTTCACGAACTACGAATATGTTTCACGATCCGTGAACCATCACGAGCTGATCACGAATGCCGATCCATTGGTTCACGATTGGTGGTTCGTTGACACCGTTTATGGCTAGATCCTTGGCTACCCTTCCCTCATACAAAAACACTCCCTCTGAGGGAAGGATTTTCGCTTGTTGAACAAAAACAATGAAGTAATTACATCCACCACTTTCCTTCCATAGTTTTATATTCATTGACACTTGATGAGGAGTTATTCTAATTCTAGATCCAACAGCAATCTTACACTCCACAAAAACTGTATCCATTTGTGGACTAATGCCTATCAAATCTGGAAAGCCTTGCAGTGTTGTTGTTTCAATCCTCAACCAATTGTATAAATCTATATTTTTCCTAATTAATTTAACAAGATCAGACTCTTTCACTTTGTTATAATGTGTAATAATTTGTCATTATATATAAGGATACACTTTAACTAATGTCTATCAGTATATCCTTTTGCATTAGGATTTGACCAATACTCTTTTCGTGTATAGCTAAACAGACCATAGCATTCATCACAGTAAAAATATCCCTTAGGATCTTCAATGGTTGCATCCTTATCACAAAGATGTCCCTTGCATTTATGTTTGGGTTGTACATTCGTAATTTTGTTTTCCTCTAGTATTGTCATCACTTCCTCGGTTTTCATATAGGTTCTAACTTATCTTGCATAGCTTCAGAAGTAGTCTGTTTCTCTTCTGTCTTATCATTAATCAATTTAATATCTTTTCCATTTGGTTCTTTCTCCATATCAATAACATTCTCTTCCCCAACAATTCCAATTCCCTTTTTCTGCAACTCATCCAATCGTTTAATCAACTCATCTCTTGGCAAGTTCTCTATTGCAGACTCCATCCTAATTGTCGGATCATACAATCCACTTGCCTTACCTCTTAACTGTTCAGCATTAA